CTGAACCTTTACCGGCCCAAGCTATTGTTGCAATAGCATCAATACCAAAATCAATAGTAGCAGAATCTAAAGCGCAGTTATCAATAACATAACCTGCATTGTCAAATAATATAATTAAGCCAAAAGGCAGTAATTGATGTTTATTAGAATTAGTAAATCCTACTGTACCAGTAGATGCTGCAGAGGTCCAAGCGGCACCAACGGCACCAAGGTTAGCTGCACCACCAAAAGCATTCCATAAGTACTGCTCTTCGGCAGTAATTAAACTACCTGTGTTATTGGGGCGAATATATGTAGAGAAAGTAAAGTCTACTGGCTCTAGTGCAGTGTTAAAACTGCGCTGACCACGAACAGGAGCTGCCCCTGCTTCATTTAGTGTAACTGTATCTACAGTAGTATTTTGTGAAAAGCTCATGCCTTCCAGCACTTGAATTTCAAAAGTATTAGATGCAGACATGACGCTTAAAGCGTTTTTGTAATCACCAATTTTTACACGACCAAAACTGTCGATGTTAGTAGTAAAGAAGACTCTACTATTACGAATTAAATTAACTGCTGCCATAGCTATTCCTTGTAGTTAGTAACCCAGGAGTACACTTACTAGACATTTATCTGTATTGGTACTATTAGGTAATTAGAGTGCATAACGCACCTGTAAATTTATTTCACCGACACCATAAGGATTTAATAACCCTTCATCGGTTGTTATTGACTGAATTAATATTTCAGTAGTTGACAGATTATTAGTAATGTCATATACTAATACTCGGTTAGCATCTATTACATTCTCTAAATCGTCTAGTAAGTCTTCAAGTAATTGTTGCGCTTCGCTTTCGCTACGAACATAAACTTTTACACTAACGTTTAGGTGTCCCCAAGTAAAATCTCCTGGTAGATATTCTCTTAATTCAGAACCGGCTGTACTATACACACAAGGGAAGTCTTGAACTTCATCCCAAAATCTTAATTTAGGGTAGCTATTATCAGACAAATCGCTCTTAAATGTACCAGTTCCGTTTATTACTTTAAATTTTTCAGCTAAAGCTGTTACAATACTTATTCTTCTTGTCATAGTGCAAATGCCCTTAATCTATTACCTACTGCTTGTTGCGCAATTTGTCTAATTGAATTAGAGATTAATAACTTAGGGTCTCTGGTTTTTGGATATCGCTGTACACCACCAACGCTAAAAGTTGCATAGGGGTACTTCATATAATTGTAAAATGCAGTTACCATTCCTTGCTTACTCATTGATATACGTTCTACAGTAGCTGATTCAGCAAATCTACCAGTTCTATAGTTAAGTATATCTTGTCGATTACCATCACCCATATTATCGCGAATAGTATTATGCAGCTGTGAATTTATTAAGACTAACAGTTTAGGTAGATTAACTGTGCTTTGTTCAGCACTGATTTTTAAATTTAGAGCTGGACCGACAGTAGAACTAGATTTTTTCTTTACTTGTTTAAGTTTAGATAAGTTACTTTTTACTCTTTTGGCGGCTTCTTTAATCTCTTTTTCTAACGCATTGCCTTTAGCAACGGTAGAAGCAAAAGATTTTACTGGTACAGGTTTAACTTTTGCACCAAAAGGTTCAACTTTTGTTTTACGTAAAGCCGCTAGCTGTGTATCTTTTATATGTTTTCTTAATGTTTTAGAACTTTTTAAATCTAACAAAAAATTTGCTATTTCTTTTTTATTGTTAGGAAAGCTACTGTTTAAAGCTTTAGTAACTTCAGCTAAATTAGCTTTATAGTTCTTATAAATTTCATTAAGTTTAACAGCAATTATTTCAGTATCTTGACCAATTTTTCTAAGAGCTGTTTTGTCTTCGGAGTATATACCTTCGGTACTACCTATATCACGCAAAAGAGCTACAAAGTTTAGAGCTCTTGAGAGTCTTCCAGAACCTTGATTAGTATTAGAAGCTAGTATACCAACTTTAGAATCTCTTTTAGTTTTAGAGTCTTTTAGCTGCATCTCTACACTTACAAAAAGATTATTTCTATTTTCTGTACCTTTTAATACAGAAGCGGTTAAAGCTTCATATTCTGGTAGTAAGCTACTAGATGCTATATCTAAATATTGGTGTAGTTTAATTATTTTGTCAATAAAAGTATTGCTGTAAAATTCACCAGCTTGTTTCGTAGTTTTTAGTCTTATAAATGCTTGAGACTCTATATGGCCTACTTCAAAATTTTGGCCATACTCTGAAGCATCTTTCTGACTAAGTCCGCAAGCTTTTAAAAACTCTACCATAACGGTAGCTGTATTAGAGTATGTATCCGAATAGCTAATTCCTGTAGCCTCTTCTATGTTACCAGTATCGCCGGTATTAGAAAATAACTGTAAAGGATTTTCTTTATAGTTTTGATTATACCAAACTATATATGCTTTTAGTAAAGGTTTATTAGTATATTTATCTGTGCCTTTAGCAATACCAGTTTCGGTAACTGTTGGCATTTTTAAGCCATAGAATTTCCAGTGTCGGCGTAATCCTTCTTCAGTAACTACGGACACGTTATTACTTAACGCCTGCCCTAAGTTTCTAAACTGTGAAACAGGTCTTCCATCTAAACTTTTACCATCTTGTATCATTAAAGATGCTGCTCTACCTAATACCTGTTTATCGATATTAGGAGCATTAGGTACTTTTAAACTATTTTCTAGGGCATCTGTCCACGAGTCTATAGTTAAGAAAGTGCTGGGATTATTATTTAGAGAGGCTCTTGCTCTCATTACTGTACTAAACTCGGCTATACTCATGTAAAGTCCGCTACATATTGGTCTAGTACGCGTTTAATTGATGCAGGTAGATTAACAGATGCAACGTAATTAATCTGCGTAGTATTAGGGTTTAAATCACGAGTACTGTGTACAGCACCATTGTTTCTAGAGTAATACTCTATTAAATCTAGTACCGCTAGTTTTAAATCTCCTGGTACAGCATCATAGCCACCAAAATAATTTACTCTGTATCCGTTAAGTGCTTCAGGAAATCCACTTGGATTAATAGAAACTACTGCGTCACCTCGTGCAACCCAGTCTGTGAATTTTACTAAATTTGTGTATGTTTTGCCATAGTCTTCGCTATAGGCTACTGATAATACACTTACAATGGGAGTTTCTTTTAATAAGATCTCTTTAAATCCACCATCAAAGAATTCAATTTTTACATCACTAAAGTAATCGATAAAAGTACGACGGCAATATGATTTCACTAGGTCGCTGACCTTAGGGATTAAAAAATCAATTTCTGAGTCTGAATTAACGCTAGTAATTCCCATGTAATTTTTGTACTCAGATTTTGTTACTAAATCAGTTGCCATAATTACCTCGCTTGTTTTATAAAGGCACTGAATACCTTTATAAAACAAGACCCCGAAGGGTCTTGTTAACAATTACACTAGCAAATCAGGTTGCTGTATACTTGTGGGCTGTAACGGAATTACCGTTAACTGTACTAATTTGTGTCATACCTGTACGCAGGCTAGCAACCATTACACGACGTTGTGTTTCCACAAGTTCTTGTGTATCAATGCGGAGACCGCGTTGGTTACCAACAATAAAGTTAGCAGTGTTAACAGCGATTGCACCGGCTACGCCTGTACCAGGTGAGGCATACTCTGCAGAAACCAATACTGGACTTCCACCGATTTGACCGATTTGACCTGTTAACAGTGTGGCTTGTGGACCAACTTGGTTCATTGTTTGGAACACAGTGTCGTCAAGCAATTGGTAATATGTATCGGTATTAACGATATAAATTACTTCTGATGGATCAAGACCCCAAGCACCTAAACCTTGGCGGAGCGCACGCATTTTAGCAACTGTCATACCCGCAGTAACAGTGTTACCAGTAGCAGTAGTGTTAGTAGCAAAAACTGTCAATCCTTTAACAGGATCAGCACCAGAACCAGCACCTAACAACATAGCTTTGTCAACAGCTTTAGCTACACGACGGACCATAGCGTCACGAATTACGGGCATTAAAGCCAGCAATGCGTCTTCTTCTTCTTCGTATGCAGTATACTCATTGGTAGCTACTTTAAACGCATTCAAAGTAATTTCTTTCAGAGCATGAGTTTGTGAAGCACCAGCAGAAGCGGCAGCACCAAATTGAGCATTAGTAACCCAAGTTGCATAACCTGCTTCTGGATTCACTGGAATTGTCATCACATTGGTTTGCATAGCAATGTTACGGAAAATAGGAGCCACTACCAAACGGCGGCGGATTTCGTTTTCCATGTTCAAGCTAACTTCAAGTTCCCAGGTAGCTGAAG